CAAATATACATCCTGCTATCGGTCGAAGCAAGAGGCTAGGCAACTAGATATCTCTCCTGATACCCTCGCTTGGATACCACAACCTGAGCAAGTTGTAAAACTGCTCCCGACCCTAATGCGAACAATTTGGGAAGAGATACTTGCTAGTAGGTGCAACGGAAACTAGATAGGGTTTGGCGGTGACAGAAGGAACCGCAAGCGGAGACATTCTTCGGGACTATCTGCGACAACCTGAGCAAGTTGCAAAAAGGCTCACAATACAAGTTGACAAGAAGTAAATAGTATGTTATGTTATAAACGTTGGTTCTGAAGGAGGAAATTATGACAACACTAGAAAACAGATTGCGTAAGGCATTTAAGGAGATTCGCAGACAGGGTATTGTGGCAAAGCGTAATGTTCACGCTTGTTGCCAGAGTTGTGCGAACCTAGACTTGGCAAATGAAGTGCCAGTGCTATGGAGCTTTGGTGGAGCGGGCAATGCCAACTCTATCAAGGGCGATGAGTATGATTACAGCGAGTGGATGTTCAACCATGACAACCTCGCCAAGGAGGATGGCACGCTGACCGATGCGGGCAAGCGAGTTCTTCACACCTTTGCTGAGAACAGGATATTTGTGGAGTGGGAAGAGGAAGACCACACCCGCAGACCACACAAGAAACTAACCCTAAACCTAGAGAAGAGTCTATACAATGTCTGAAGCCGAACAGAAGAGAGTAGCAAGCTACTTGCGTGACTACGCAATTTACCTACAAGCCAAGGGCGAGAAGGAATACAGCGCCGTTGTGCGCCTTATGATTCAGGGCGCGGTGGCAGACATCGAAGCCCTTGTCAAGAAGCTGGAGGCAAACTAATGGGAGGGTTTACCGACACTTACATGTATTACTATGAACTAATCGGACGCGACCTAGAGGAAATTCAGGAGGAGGAATAATGTTTGAGAGTAATGAGCTAGAGGCTTTGATTATCGCGGACAGGATTCAGTGGATTCTGGACAACATCGGATTGCCAGAGGAGGAATAGAGATGGCAACAACTAAAGCACACGCACTTGACATCTTTGTGAAGGATGATGTTCTGATTGTTCAGGCTTATCGCCTTGGTGTTTCCGGTGGCGACTTTGTCCGAACTGGCAAGAAGAGCGGGAGACCGCTTGAGATTGCAATGAAGGCAAAGGCGAACCGCGAGGCTATCGCCTACATCCTAGACTCAGAAGAGTGGGACACCATCCGCACCTACTGGGAGGGCTACTACAATAAAGAGTTCTCAACCTACTTGACAATTGGCGATGTTCCCGATAGGGTTCAGAAGTGGGTAGACAGACTGCCAGAATACGAAATTAAAATTGGAGGAAACTAATGGGACTATCAACTTATCTAAAAGCAACTAACTATCTATCGGATGCCTTTGACACTAGGGTTTACAGCGCGGTGCGAGATGCACTGGAGGATGTCATTCCACTAGACATCGGCTTGCGCCACAACTCAACGCCAAACATCGAGTTGACCATCCCGATTGCAACTTGGCACAGGGCGCAGGCAGTTGATGCGTTCTTGTGGAACTTGGCTAACAACACTGAGTCCGATGAGTATGAACTCAACCTAGACCGAACCGACCTAGAGGATGCCATCCTTCAGGCTAGGGGAATTGCTATCAACCCGATGCTTGCCAGTGAGCTAGCCTATGGTGGCGATGAGGATGAGGAGTGGGTTACTGAGCAGTTCTTGCGACTAGAGCGTGCCTTGACAGACTTCGCTTTAGATGATAGACTCAAGACTTGGACGCTAAAAGTATGGAGGAGTTACTAATGGCTGAGACAATTATTCTGACCGAGCATGATTGGTTCGAGCAGTATGGCGTGGACGGCGATGGCAGGATGTATGAGACTTACGGCGAGGACATGAACTACATAAACTCAATGCCAGTAAATTTCGTATGGACTTTGATTGACGGTGACGAGGGGCAGCCCCTTATTGTCAACGGCAGAGCCTTTGTCAACCGAGTCGGATACTACTTGACCAAGAAGCCACACAACCCGAATGACATTATCGTAGTAGATTTGGAGGGTTAGTATGAGACAGACATGGATGGGCAGTGGGATAAGTTCCAAGACACTTGACCGCAATCTTTGGTGTGCTGATTGCAACACTGAGTTTGATGTCGAAGCTTTCTTCGATGACTCAGGTGTTTGCGATGAGCGATACGCTTGTCCAAAGTGTTATGAGTATGTTTATTATTTCGAAGACCTAAGGGAGAAGCAATGGGAAGAGTAGCAAAGCAAGATACTGGCAGACTATCTGCCATCACTGAGGCTAGAGCTAAGCACCGCGAGTCCATCAGGGTGGCACAAGAGAAGCTCAAGGGATTCATCGAGGCCGAGACCAAGGAATACTATGACCAGCTGATTGATGCGATTCGATTGGCTTTGGTTGATGGCCATTCTGCTAGACAGATTGGTGCAGCCTACGGTTCTTCCGACCCTGGGACCATCCGCAAGTTGATTGATGATGCGGGCGTGGATGATGCCAGCGTTGTGCCACAATCGGCACTGAGAGTTAACCGATACGGTGACCAGCTAGCAGTTCGTATTGTAGCGTTCGGTGCAGACCAGCAGACCGGAGAAGCAACATTCACCATTGACGAAGATGGCGAAAACATTACTGCAGTTGACGGAGACCTTTGGGTTCAGTCGGTGCTATATCGAGAAGGCGTAGTTCAGGAGGTAATAAGTGCGGGACGATAGATATCTAGAGCTAAACGAGATGGCAACCAATCTGACCGAGTTCTACTCAGAGCAGGTCGGCAAGCCAGTCGAGTTCGGATTCGATGATGCGTATGACCTTTGGGTTACCGCACCGCGAACCAACGGGCGTGAGTATTTCGAGACCTTCGGTTCTGCCGAGGAGCGAGTGATGCAACTATACTCAGAGCTATTCTTGGATGATGGCAGTGGCGATGGCCTAGAGGGTCTATGACTTGGCGAAGCGAATAGTAAGAGAGCCACCACCACCTAAGCAGTACACCATGTTTAGTTGGTGCAAGATGGATGACCATCGCAATTGCTACGCAGTTGCCAGCACAGTTGATTGTATTTGTGAATGCCACAAGGAGGATAATGAGAGCCAAGCTAGAGAAGCTAACGCCTGATGCAAAGCAGGAGGTTGCGATTCGGAAGATTGTTGCAGAGCCTACTAAGGCCGCATTGAATGCGAGCCTAATGGGAACTGGCAAGACCCTGATGGCAACCGAGGTTGCGCTCAGGCTAAAGGCAAAGACGGTTCTCATTATTGCACCGCTCAACACCTACTGGGGTTGGCACGACACGATTCAGAGGCAGACCGAGTACACCGCAAACGGCTTGTTCAAGATTGATTCAAGCACCAAGGGCAGAGAAGCTATGCGGTCTATCTCTGAAGGCAAACAGGGCTGGTACTTTGTCGGGCGCGAATACTTCCGCACCAAGGAATGGCCCAAGGTCGTGCCCGACATCGTGCTGGTGGATGAGTGCCACTTCATGCAGAACAGGGCAAGCAAGGGATTCAAGGTTGCCAAGACTTTGAAGGCAGGGTTCAAGTTGTCTATGTCCGGCACGCCGTTCGGCAACAGGTTCGAAGGATTCTGGGCAGTGACCAGATTCCTATGGCCGGACGATAAGATTGTGCCGAAGTCTTTCTGGAAGTGGGTAGAGCGTTGGGCTAACACCGCTTACAACCCGTTCTCTAACGTCGAGATTCTAGGCGAGAAGATTCCTGGGGCGTTTGCAAACACTTTGCCATGCTATGTTCGCCTTGAGCCAGACTACAACATCGATGTAGTTCACGAGACCCGCTATGTTGACTTGATTCCAAGCCAGCGTAAGGTCTATGAGAAGTTCCAGCGCGACTTGGTTGTATGGTTGCAGGAGAACCCGCTTGTGGCAGAAGTTCCTATTGCTGCCCGCATTCGCTTGCGCCAGATGACTTTGGCAGTGCCAAGCCTGACCGAGAGTGGCGAGGTTTACTTTGCAGATGATGCGGTGTCAACCAAGTACCAAGCGCTACTGGAGATTATCGAAGATAATCCAGATGAGAAGATGTTGGTATTGACAGATAGCCAGAAGTACGCTAAGATTGTGACTGACCGACTCAATGCCAAGTATGGTGATGGTTCTGCATTTGAGTGGAGCGGTATGGCATCACAGCCACAGCGTGAGGTTGCCAAGCAGGAGTTCATCAAGGGTTCGAAGCGATTCATCGTGGCGGTAATCCCAGCGATTGCCGAGGGCGTGGATGGCTTACAGGATTCATGTCGCACAGTTGTGTGGCTGAGCCATAGCGATAGCAACATTCTGAACCAGCAGGTTCTTGACCGCGTTCGCAGGCGTGGACAGCAACAGCTAGTGCAGGTCTACGACATCGTAGCCCGCGACACTTATGATGAAGGACAATTAGATACCCTTCTCCAGCGAGAGCTGGACTTGAGGGCAAGTTTGAAGGAGGACTAATGGGAGACTTATATGTTTCATTTATTTCATATGTGGCAATCTTTGGAGTATCTGCATTTCTAGCGGCATCGGGCTTTGTGCTTGCGTTGCCAACCGCGGTTGCGTTATTCTCTAAGTTTGATGAAGCTCAGGAGGAAGTTCTTTTGATTCGACCGAAGGCTTACGACATGGATGAGGATAGATAATGGCAGAGTATGTATGGGAAGAGGCAGACAAGTCTAATCCATGGGGACGCAAGCGTGCCAAGGGGACTCACTGCTCCAAGGGGCATGAGTTCACCGAGGAGAACACCTTCATCCGTCCTTACGACAAGACTAGAGTTTGTCGAGAGTGTCGCAGGAGATACGCCCGCAAGAAGTACCAAGAGAACAAGCATTCTGGCAAGACTAAGACTAAGCCAGACCCGATTCTACTTGCGGTAATGCCACAGAGCACCTTCCTTGATGACTACTCGGCAGTGCTTTATGCAGACCTGCAAAAGAAGCTAAGGGATACCGAAGTTCCTTGTCGCAGTCTGCTGGATGTCTTCGATAATCCAGAAGGCGTTGGCAAGAAAGAGGCAGCTGCACTATGCGAAGGTTGCCCACTCATCAAAGAGTGTGGTGCGTTTGCAGAAGCCAGCCGTCAAGAGTATGGCATCTGGGGTGGCATTAACTATACCAAGAGGAGATATAAGAATGGTTACGAATGGTTCGATGTTGAAGACATTAGCGATTTCCTTATTGAACGCTAAGACTGAGCGTGACGGCCAGAAGAAGGTCGGAGCATCTCAGATATCCAACCCTTGCACCAAGCACTTGGCACTAGCATTGGCCGGTGTTGAGCCAGAGCCAAGCAAGTATTGGCTAGGGGCCAGGGTTGGTACGGCAATTCATTCTGCCATCGAAGCTGCTATCGAAAAGTCGGATGCAGATAGCTTGGTCGGTGCGCTTGTCGAGAAGAAGCTAGTGCTTGGTGAGATTGACGGCTACGGCACAGTCTCAAGCAAGCCTGACCTAATCTTGCCAGCCATCAACCACTTGGTAGACTGGAAGACTTCGACCAGAGCAAAAACCAAGAAGATTCAGGCATGGGTCGATGGAACTAAGCAGGATGCAGGAACTACCTACACGATGCAAAAGTATATCGGGCAGACACAGCTTTATGCTTGGGGTGCGACCCAGCTTGGATTACAAATTGATAACATTTCGCTTGTATTCATCAACAGAGATGGCACAAGTGATTCGGATGTGCTAGAATACACATTCGCTTACGACGAGTCTATTGCACTTGCATTATGGAATAGACTTGTGGTATTGTGGGAGGAGCTACAAAATGGAGTTCATCCAGAGTCTTATGCCGGTCACCCTGAGTGCTTTAACTGCTCAGTGTCCGGACTGGTATAATCAATAACAAGGAGGAAATAACTATGGCAGAAACGCCGAACGCAGCTCCAGCTGCCGCCAAGGGAAGCGAATTCCCAGAGCTATCCTTTGCTAAGTTCATTCACAAGGCAGAGGCACTGAACGCTCCAAAGACCATTCTTATCTACGGCGATGCAGGCCGAGGCAAGACTTGGCTAGCCGCCTCAGCATCAGAGCTTGCTGAGCTAACACCTGTGCTGTTGATTGACGTTGAGGGTGGAGCATCTGCTATCGCCCGCGACTTCAAGGACGTTGATGTTATCAGCGTTGACGCACACGAGAAGCTTGACAAGGTAGTCTCTGACTTGCTTAACGTCAAGCACAAGTACAAGACTGTTATCATTGACACCCTTGGTGTGGCAATGGACAGAGCCGAGAAGTTCTTTGGCGAAAAGCCAGAGAACAAGGGCAACAAGTTCGGCAAGTGGGGCGACCTCAAGATTTGGGCCAATGACTTGGTTCGAGCCTTGCACGCTGCTCCGTTCACCTCTATCATTCTGACCCACGCTGAGGAGCAGAAGGATGAGACCACTGGGGCAGTGAAGATTGTCCCAAACATTCCGGGTGGTTCGAAGAAGGACTTGCCAGGAATTCCTGACATCATTGGTTACCTGACCGCTCAGAAGAAGGAAGATGGCACCGCCCAGCGTGTGCTAGTCGTGGAGTCCTCTGACCGTCTGGTTACCAAGAACCGCTTCAACTTGCCTCCAGTAATCGCGGAGCCAAGCCTGAAGAAAATCTATTCACTAATCAAGGGAGGTAAATAATGAGTTACACTATTTCGTTTAGCGCTGAGTCGCTTGAGTCGAAGTCCGGTTCTATTGAGCCGATTCCAGCTGGTTCGTACAACGCAACTGTGTTTGACATCAAGGAGGAGCAGGTTCGTTCTGGTCCTAACGAGGGCAAGCCACGCTTCAACGTCCAGTTCCGCATCTCTGAGGGCCAGTACGAGAACCGTCGCGTCTTCAGCTACGTTCCACTGTACGCAGGCAACGACGCATGGAAGGCAGCTGCCTTCTTCAAGTCGCTTGGCTACGATGTAAAGGCTGGTAACTTCAAGGTTCCAGCTACCGCCGACCTTCTTGGTAAGGGCATCGGCGTTCGAGTCAAGGTTGGCTCGGACATTAACGGCGCTCCTCGTAACGAGGTGGGTGGCTTCGATAAGGCCACCAGCGGTGAGGATGTTCTTGCATCCTTGGGCGCAACCGCAATTGATGGAGAGACTTGGTAATCTCCTAAGAAACCAAGACAGGGGTGCGACTGTTCAACGCACACAAACCCTAGGTTGGCACAGCAATGGCGCTCCGAGTTCGACTCTCGGCTAGGGACTGTGGGAAACGGGATTTCGCTAACTACTTCACTAGCCAAATCTTCGATTACGTCTTCGATTCCGTTTCCCACTACAAGCCCTAACAGGAGTAGTCCATCTCCTCCCTCCTCCGTTTCACTTCTATGGACTGCTGAGTTCGATTCTCAGCTAGGGCACAAGTTTAAGTAAGCGGAGGGCTTGCTTAAGTTTATAGGAGGATACCCAGAATGGAGGAGCAATGAAAACAGCAGACTTTTTGACAGCGATTTATGGCGATGCAACGGGCATCGCTACGCTGGTTGTACGTAGCGCCTCTAGCGGTGACCTAACCGAGCAGAAGTTCTACGAATACCCAGAGCAGAAGCATGAGATGGTGGCCTTCGCCTCGGCTCACGCTATGGAGGATGTCTACTTCTCCCCGATTCTATTCAACGCACCGCGTCGCATTAAAGAGAACGCCAAGACCGTTCACGTAATCTATGCCGACGCTGATTCTTGCCAGCCAGAGAACTTCTTAGTTGAGCCTAGCATCTCTGTGCAAACTTCGGACAAGAGATGGCACACCTACTGGATGCTTGACCAAGAGGTCGAGCCACTTGAGGCTGCCCTGCTAGCTAAGAAGATTGCTTACGCCCATTCTCACCAGGGCTGTGACAAGTCCGGCTGGAACACGACTAAGCTACTACGTCTACCAAACACCCGCAACCTGAAGCGTGAAGACGCATGGAGCATCGAGGCCACCACTACTGGGCAGGTCTACAGCTTCGAGGAAATCAACGCGGTCTACGGCGACGTGGAGGTCGAGCCTATCCGCGAGATGGCCGACCTCCCGATGCCCGCAGGATTCCCACCGATTCTTGAGGTGCTTGAGAAGCTATCGCACAACCCTCAGATTGTCGGCCTTTACATGGAGCAGCCAGCTTTCAACGCTGACCTGTCACGCCTGCTTTGGAAGCTGGAGATGGAGCTATTCCGCGAGGGGCTAAGTGCCGAGGAAGTCTTCACTGTAGCCCGCCACGCTAAGTGCAACAAGTACCACAGCCCAGACCGCCCGAAGCGTCTGGATGCTGACGGCGACCTATGGCGCGAGGTCCAGCGGGCGGAGCAGAGCTATGCCGCTGAGCAGGGCGAGGCAAGCTACGTTCCAGAACCGATTACCGAAGACGCACCAGTGGCGCGATTTGATAAGGTTGCCGTATCCTTCCTGACCGAAGAAGAGCGTGAGGTTGTCCAGCTTGAGCCAACCTTCATCGACAACTACGTCAAGTGGGCTAGGTCTAAGACCGACGGTGCGCTGAGTTATCAGATTGCCTCGGCTTTCACGGTGCTATCCGCAGTCTTCTCAGACTGGGGCTACGCTGTGCCGCGCTACGGCAAGATGGGTCTGAACCTGTGGTTCATGGTGCTTGGTGAGACCACGCTGACTCGTAAGTCCACTAGCCGTAACCTGATGCTCCGCGTGATTCGTGCCTATGAGAAGTTTGGTGGTTACCAGATTGACATCGGTTCGGATGCTACGCCTGAAGGTGTGACCGCAATTCTTGCTGAGCGTGACAAGAAGACGAGTCTTCTGCACCGCGATGAGGTTCAGGGTATGTTCAAGGACTTTATGAACAAGACCTACATGGCCTCGGCAGCTGAGCGTTACACCGAGCTTTATGACGGTAGCGTTCCAGTTGTGATTCGTTCATCCAAGGACAAGCGCCAGACCGAACGTGCTGAGACTAACTTCATCATGTACTTGATGGGTATTACTAGCAAGGTTGCCGACGTTCTGACAACCGAGTACTTCCGCTCCGGATTCTTGGCACGTTTTATCTACGTGACCGCAGATGCACCAGAGCGAAGCCGAGAGCTAGAGGATATCCAGCAGGCCGATGAGTACGAAGTAGTGGTCAAAGACACCATCCTTGATGACATGGTTCGCAAGTTGTTCGATGCTGTGACTTACTGGCAGAAGAAGGGCCAGCCCAACCCAAGGCCGCTTCGCCTAAGCCAAGCTTCACTAGAGCGCTTCAACCAGTACAAGTGGGAGATGGGTAACTATGCCGAGTCGCACAGAGAGAAGGAGTCTATCGAGCCTTCTCGCCAGCGTCTTGCGTTGTCCGTCTGGAAGTGTGCAATCCTGCTAGCCATGGCCGATAAGTCGGACGAGGTAAAGCTCAAGCACATGCTGACCGCAATCAGCTACTCTGAGGAGTGGTTCGAGAACCTAGTTCGCATGGCAAGCGCAATCTCAGCGTCCGAGTGGCAGAGGGACGTGGACCAGCTTGAGGCTTACGTGGTTGACCGAGGTGGCCGCGTCCGTTACGAGGAGGCTTACCGCAAGTTCAACAACAAGCGCAAGCGCGAGTTCGATGACATGGTCGAGGCCCTCAGGTCGCAGGCAAGAGTCATCTCAGTAGTAGACAATCGAAAGACATATTTGGAGGTAGTAAGATGAGTAACAATTACAGCAGAGATGCCAAGTTCGACAATGTAAAGTATGACGAGGAGGCTGTGCTTTATCACTCGATGAAGTATGAGATGGGATTTAGATATCCATTGGCCCTGGCCTGTTATCAGATGAAGCAGATAATCAATATGAAGGAGGAGAAACTAAATGACGACAATGCTAAGCCTTGACCCCGGAGGCACAACCGGAGTAGCGATAATTGAATATGGAGATACAGAGTATAGACTAATCAAAACATTGCAGATTGCAAATGGATTGCAGGGCTTCCTTGACTTCCACTGGGACGAGCTAGAGGATTGGGAGTTCGACGAGATTATCTGCGAGTCATTCGACTTGCGGGAAGGCGTCTATGGGGCAGACCTTAGCCCCGTCTACATCATCGGAGCGCTAGAAGCATTATACCCTAGGGCACTGACAAAGATTGTTTACCAAAAGCCAAGCCAGAAGCCATTATGCGATGATGACAGACTTAAGAAGCTCGGCCTGCATGAAGCCGGTAGACCACATGCAAATGACGCGGTCCGCCATGGTATAATTTATTTACGTAATAACAAACATCCAATTATATTAAAGGAAGGATGGGGGGACTAATATGCCATATTATATTACAAAAAATCACCCTGATTGCAAGGGTGGATGGGCCACTGTTAACGGCGACTATGAGCTGAAGGGTTGCCACAAGACTAAAGATGAGGCCATCAAGCAAATGGTTGCAATCTCGCAGGCTGAAGAAATTGAGCCGGGTGGCACGCATCCTCGTGATAAAAGAAGCGAAAGCTTCAGGCTTAAAGAGTTTAGCGATGACCTGTACGCACAGATTGAAGGGGATGAGAAGGCGGTAGTCGATGCCCTTCTCGGAGTTGTGCAGGAGTTCGGAAAGTTTCAGTCTGAGGGTAGCACCGTAAATGCTGGCTACGACAGTCCGGCAAATAACCCAAACCTTCAGATTGGAGTAAAGTGCGGTAATTGTGTTTTCCACCAGATGACCCAAGATGGTATTGAGTGTAGCGCAATTGACCAAGACATCGAAGAAGATGGCGCATGTCGCTTTGCTATGATTCCTCCTGGACTTGTGAACGCAAGAGAGTCCCTGCGCGAAGCCGCTGCAACCTACAAGGTTCCTGCCGGAGTTCAGAGTGCCGCTAAGCGTGCACAGAAGTGGATTTCCGAGGGCAAAGCCGGTGACGGCTTTACTGCAACTGGTCGTCGTCGCGCCTCACAGCTCGCTGCTGGTGGCTCTGTAAGTCGAGATGTTGTAGTTAAGATGCGTGCTTACTTTGCACGCCATGCAGTAGATAAGAATGCTACTGGCTTCAGTGCGGGCGAGAAGGGCTACCCAAGCCCAGGACGTGTTGCGTGGGACGCATGGGGTGGTGACGCTGGCAGAACTTGGGTCAATGGATTGAAGGTAGATTAGTGAGAATACTTTTCTTAGACATTGAAACCAGCCCAAACCTAGCTTACGTCTGGGGCCTATTCAAGCAGAACATCGCCATCAATCAGATTGAAGAGTCCACTGAGATGCTGTGCTTCGGCGCTCGCTGGTACGGAGAGAAGAAGGTTACCTTCAAGTCTGTGCACCACGATGGCAAAGAGGCCATGCTTAAAGAAGTTCACCGCCTGCTTGACGAGGCCGACGTATTAGTCGGCTGGAACTCAAAGGCATTTGACTCCAAGCACCTGAAGCGTGAGCTTCTGCAGGCTGGCATGTTGCCACCATCGCCCTACAAGGAGATGGACTTGATGCTGGCTGTGAAGTCACAGTTCAAGTTCCCCAGCAACAAGCTTGACTATGTGGCCCAGACCCTTGGCGTAGGTGCCAAGGTTCAGCACTCAGGCTTTGACCTTTGGCGCAAGTGCATGGCTGGAGATAACAAGGCGTGGACTGAGATGAAGAAGTACCAGATTCAGGACGTTAATCTGCTGATTGACCTCTACGAGATTCTGAAGCCTTGGATTCCTAACCACCCTAACCGAGCACTGCACGACGGCATCGAAGAGGGATGCCTAGTTTGTGGCTCCAAGCACATCCAGCGTCGAGGTGTGGCACGAAGCTCATCTGGGACTTACCACAGATACCACTGCCAGGATTGCGGCAAGTGGCAACGTGGCCCAATCTCAATCAACAAGACAGTAACAAGGGCGATATGATTAGGCGGTGGATTGCTAGGCTATTTAAGCTAGAAGTTCCGCCGCCCGCATACGACGAACCAGAGCACGAGTATCTGGGGTACACAATGACCGACAAAGAAACCGGCATGACCCTATCTGTGCTTATGGTCTGTGGTTGCGGTCTTCCCGTAGTAGATGCCGGTACGCAGGACAAGCACTTCTGGTGCGAGCACTGCGATAGGCCCTGCTTTGAGGCTACGCCTTGCGACTTTTGTCAAGCTCACAAAGAGTTTGATGCAGAGGCCGTCAGGGAAGAAGCTGCAAAGTACTACGAAGATAACGACGAGTAAACGAAGAACCCCCCAGTCACCTCTGCTGGGGGGTTCTCGCTTGTCGGGTTTCTAACCGTCCTAGTTTCCTAGAACACTATAAAGCGCAGTCACAACGGCAAGGACCGAAATGACCAGTGCTACATTCTCCTTCACAGTGCTGCGCTCAGTCTTTAGTTTCTGAATTTCAAGCTTCATCTCGTTAATAGCCCCGTCTTGAGCGTCCGACTTTTTGTCCAGTCTTTCGATGGAGTCTCTCAAACCCTTGATGCCTTCCTCAATTCGCCCGATTGCTACTAATACTTCTGTGAAATCCCTGTTTAGCTCAGACATCTTCATTCCTGTCGCGTCGTAGCGGGTAGGTAACAATCCAGATTGCGATGGTTAGTAGGATTAGCCAACCAGTTACCGTCTTGGCTGAACCCTCAAGCACCAGCCATGCGATAAACATGCCTAGGATTGTCCACGCTTGGTCAAGCATGTCCTTTAAAAAATCTCTCATTATCTGACCTTTCTAGTTGCAG